CTGCGTACTTTGAGAAATACGAACAATTTTTTTCTACAACAGTAAATCCAGTTGACATACCACAAAGAGCTGGTGCAAAGAAAAGAGACACTAATAAAACTGTGAGCAAATACTTCTAATGTCAACGTCTTTAAACCAATATCAACAAGCAATAGTAAATGCTGACGCACAATTGATGGCGGCTCAAGCTGATGGCAATACAGAATTAGCAGATGAAATATTAGCAGACATCAATACTATGGTGACAGATATGAAAGCTGAACATCCTGATTATCAGCCATCGCCTGTAGCAGACACGTCTGTAAGCGCATTAGATTCACAATTAAATGCAATGCAAACTTCAGTTGATGAGCAAGTTGTTGAAAATGACCAGTCAGCTCTATTAGATTCAGCTACAACCTTAAACGATGGCGCTCAAACAATAAATGCTGAAGCTCCGATTGTACCAGTCGGTCAACAATCCGCAGTTAACCAGTTACTTGATGTAGCTGAACAAGGAGTTAGTGCTTTAGAGCCAGTCGTAGATGAAGAAATAACGTCAGATGTTCCAGTAGGTGTAACAGATGAACCTGTATCTACAGAATGGAAGAAAGAAGATTCTATTATTGCACAATGGGGTGATGGTAAATTTATTATTGAATTACCTAATGGTAAATATAACTTTTTAGACCAAAACGCTGGTGTCAGTACCACAGACCCTGAAATGATTAAACTGGCTATGGATGAATACGCCGCAGTTAGTCAAGGGCAACAGTACGATGGCATGACTACTGGTGATAGGTCAAAACTAAATTACTACGAAGATATTGTTAGTCAAGATACATTCTTAGCAAAAGGCGGTGTTTTCCAATCAGGCTTTTTATTTGTTGGTGAAGGAATAGACGAGGCATATGAAATTGCCGGTAATTCTATGGGTAAAGATGGTGCAAAAATAAGAGAAGACTATAATTTAAGAATAAAAGCATTTAAAGAAACAAACCCAAAAGAATATATGGCATGGAAAGCCGCCGGTGCAATTTACAGTACGCTACCAGCAATTCTTTCATTACCAACTACAATGTATACGTGGATGGCTTCATTACCAATAGTGCCGGGCGTTTTTATGGGTTCTATTACAAGTGGTACGTTTCAAGCCGCAGAAGGCGCTGTAAGTGGATGGTTAGCAAGTGAAGAAGGTCGTAGAGGTGAAGATGGTATTCAAAGAGGTATTAACCAAGGTATTTTTGGATTAGCATTAGGTGGAGTTATTCCAGTAGCACCAAAATTTTTAGCTTGGGGTTGGCACAAAACACGTGAAGGTATTCTTAAATCTCCAATAAATCAAATATCTAAAGCTTTTAACATATCAAAAGGTGCGGCTACACTTTTACAAAAAACTATTATGTCAAGTGGTGAGGATTTAGCCGCAGTAGTTAAAAAAATGCGATTACAAGGTGGTACACAAACCATGGTAGCTGATGCTACAGAAGCAACAAAAACTTTAGTAGATATGATAGCCGCTTCAGGAAACGAAGCCGCCGAAATTATTAGTAGAAACATATTAAAGCGTACACAAACTGCCGCCGCTACTTTAGAAAAAAGTTTAGATAAAAATATAGCAAAATTACCTGACATGCCTAATGCGCCACCGGGAATGGTAATAAAACAAGATGCAAAAACTGTTGCAGAGAACTTAGCTATAAAATCAGCACCAGCAAGAACAAAAGCTTACCAAAAAGCCTACAACACTAAAGTAAATTACAACTCTGATGCTGGAATTAAAGTATTAGATGTATTAAATAGAATACCAAATAAACTAAAGCAACCAGCTATTGACGAAGCCAATATGCTTTTGCAAATGGAAAGTAAAGAATTAGGGCAAATGACTTTAATTGTTGGCAAGGATGGACTTCTTAAATTTGTAAAACAACCAAATATGATGCAGTTAGATTATATTAAAAGAGCTTTAAGTGAATTAGCTTACGACCCATTAAAAGTAAGTGGGTTGTCAACAGCGGCTGGAAAGATGAGGTTTCAGTTAACAGATGCCTTAAAAAAATTAAACCCAGCGTACCAAAAAGCTTTGAAATTAGGACAAGAAAAAATAACACGAGAGAATGCTATAGACGTAGGTGAAGAAGCATTAAAAAACTCGACAAGTGTCGCGCAATTGTCTAAACAATTAAATGACAAAAATATTGGTGCGGAAGAAAGAAAAATGGTGGCTATAGGTTTACGTGCTAGTTTAGATAGAATTATGGGCAACGTAAAAGCTACAGCTAACATTGGTGCTGACGTACAGGCAATGAAAAAATTATTAGGAGAGTTTTCCAGTACCAACGCAAGGAAAAAATTACGTTTGTTAATTCCTGACGAAAAAGAATACAAAGCAATTATTCAACAATTAGACAAATCTCATGCGGCTATAAGTTTACAAAACGCAGTAAATATAAACTCAAAGACATATACCAGAACTGCCATAAACGAAGAAGTAAAAGAAGTGGTAGAAGGTGGAGTTGTCAAAACACTTTCAAGAGGTGAACCTACATTAGCTGTGGCAAAACTTGTCAATAAGATTTTAAGAGTTAAAGAAATTACAAATAAAGATAGAGCGGTTATAATGAAAGAACTAGCTTTAGTAATGGTTGAAAAGCGTGGAGGAGCGGCAATTAAACAATATAGAGATTTGTATAATGCCTTTAAAAATAAGGCAATGAGTGAACAACAACTTGCAGAGTTGACTGAATTTATGGCAAGCAGACTAGGAATGAAACCTACAATAGCGGCTTCTGCGGCATTACAGGCTTATGATATTGAAGCACTAGAGTTTAATACAGAGGATGATGAATGAAACTTAAAAAGATGACAGATGACGAAGTACAGGACATAGCATCAAGTGCATTAGACTCCGCAACTTCTTTTATTGAAAGTGAAATATCACAAGACCGCATAAAATCACAAAGGTACTTTGAAGGTGAAGTAGATATTGGTCAAGAAGATGGTCGTTCTAAAATTGTTGCAACTAAGGTAAGAGATACGATAAGAGCTATTAAACCAAGTCTTATGCGTGTGTTTTTGTCTTCAGAAAACCCTGTAGAGTTTGTACCAACTGCACAAAAAGATGTAGCTGGAGCTGAACAAGCTACTAAGTATGCACATTGGAAGTTTCAACAATTAAATGGTTACAAATTATTAAGTGACGCTATACATGATGCTTTAGTTAAGAAAACTGGCATATTAAAAATATGGTGGCAAGATAATACAGAAGCTGTCATACATTCGTATACAAATGTCACAGACGAAGAGATGACCGCTATTGTTAATGAAGATGATGTCACGGTGCTTGAACATTCAACCAAAATGCACATGATGCCTGATGAAACAGGTATGGACGTAGAACAACCGATGCATTCTCTTAAAGTAAGCCATGAAAAAACAACTGGTGAACTTAAAATGGAAGGCGTACCACCTGAAGAATTTCTTGTAGACCGCAACGCAAAAAGTGTTGACGATGCTTACATAGTAGCGCACAAGACAGAAATGCGTGTAAGTGATTTAGTTTCCATGGGTTATGACCATGAAGATGTCCACGAATTATCCGGTTTAAGTACCGATAGTACATATACAGACACAGAGCAATTTGAGCGTATGGGCTTTGAGCAAGAAGATGAAGAGAACATTCAAGACCCATCAATGAAAAAAGTACAAGTGACTGAAGCCTACATGAAGATGGACAAAGAAGGTACTGGCGTAGCTATTATGTACAGAATTTTGATGGCTGGTGGTGAAAACAAAGTATTAGAGTGTGAGCCATTTGGTGAAGTTCCTTTTGCAGTATTTGAAGTAGACCCTGAGCCGCACACATTCTTTGGAAGAAGTGTTGCAGACCTTATTATGAATGACCAAGACTCCTCTACAGCAATGCTGAGAGGTATGATGGACAACGTAGCGTTAACAAACAGCCCTAGACAAGGCTATGTACAAGGACAGGTTAACGTAGATGATTTAATGAACAATGAGATTGGTGGACTGGTTAGAATGAAGTCTCCAGCCGCTCTAGTAGATATTGCTACACCATTTGTAGCTGGTCAAGTATTGACTGCAATGCAATACATGGATGCGGCTATTGAAGGCAAAACAGGTGTAACTAAAGCTTCTATGGGATTAGACCCGGACGCTTTACAAAACACTTCAGCTACAGCCGCTAGATTACAAGCTCAACAGGGTTCAGCAC